CCAACGAACTACCTTGAGGGCCCGTGGGGGGCCGAACGCTTCCGCAGAGATGCGCAGGCGGTTGACCTCCTCCGGAAACTTCCCGGGTTGCCCACTTCGATCAATCGAAGGGGTGCGGCCTTGGATGCCTTCTGGGAAAGCGAGTACGCGTGCTTCAGAACCAACGAGTTCTTAGATCTACTTCGCTATCCATCGACAGGCCCACAAGAGGCCTTCGAAGGACGGCTACGGTCGATCCTCGATCGTGCTGCAAAAATAGCTCGTCGGATCCTAGGGCCCGTCCCCGCCTCTCTCGAGGGGCGGTTTGGACCTGGAACGTCGTACGAACTCAAGGGACAGGCGTACAGTACGTTTGCGGACAAACTGTGGATAACACCACACGCAACTAAGGAGTGCATGGCTCTCTTCGAGCACATGTTCTGGCCCACCCACTGGGGTAGGCAACGCCTTAGTCTTGGTCTACCGCTTCCCGCTCTAACGCGGGGTAACCGGTTCACTACCGTCGCCAAGGATGCCACAAAAGATCGTGGAATCTGTATTGAGCCCTTGGGAAACCTGTGGGTTCAATTGGCTATCGGCAGTTACTGGAAGCGGCAGCTGGCTCAGGTCGGGATTCGCGTTAATCGTGCGGACCCCTATTCAACCGAGCTTGCTGACCCTGAACTGCCTAGTGATGGGCAGTTACTTCACCGACAGTTGGCCCGTGACGGGTCGCTGACGGGGAAATGGGCAACAATAGACCTTAGCAATGCGTCTGACACGGTCGCCTTCGAGCTTGTTAGGTGGGTAATTCCTCCTGATTGGTTTGAGGTACTGTGTGCTGCCCGTTCACCTTACACCCTCCTCGATAAGAAGTGGGTGCGTCTCGACAAGTTCTCGTCGATGGGTAACGGGTTCACCTTCGAGCTGGAAACTCTCCTGTTTTGCTGCCTCCTGGCGGCTATGACAGGTTGCTCGATCGGTGACACGCTCTTTGTTTATGGTGATGACATTGTCATCCCCACTGAGCATGCGCGTGATGCCATGGCGGTCTTAACGGCGGTTGGGTTCCAGCCCAATCCGAAGAAGTCTTACGTACAGGGCCCCTTCCGGGAGTCCTGTGGCGGAGACTACTTTTCCGGCATCCCTGTTCGCAGTTACTTCGCGAAAGGGAAGTTTGACTCGCCTCTGGAGTGGATATCAATGCACAATCGTCTCCTTGAACTTTGGCCAAAAGCCAAAGTCGCTCGGAGACGGTGTATTGACGTCCTTCCCTCCAGGTTGCGGTTGTTCGGTCCCAAGCACCTCGGTGATCGCGTCCTCCATGGACGTCCGCTGAGGTTTTGGACCCGAAACGGGATACGATGGGTGGCTACCATCGTACCAATGCCCACGTATATTCCCCTAGATCGGTGGGGGTCCGAGTTTACTTGGACCCTTGCTCTACTGGGGGCCTCATCCCG